AACACATAAAAGATTGGTCTTTGAGAGAACAAAAAACAATGCAATTGAAAAAAGAGTTTTCAAAAAACAAATCAGTTGCTGTATCTCAAAACGGTTACAATGAATTTTATCTTATTAATGGTAAGGATATGTCAGTACAAAATTCTGACCTTAATGAGTTAAAAGAAGACGCTAAGAAAGGTGATATTAAGAGAATATTTACCAAATCAATGAAATCCAGAACGGTATCCAGAGTGCTGTTAAGTAAATTTATCAGACAGGTTGCCTAATGGGGGAGAAATCGTTGAAAACCTTAGTAAAAAAAAATGAAAAAATGCTCACTTTTCGCTTGACATATGCTTTTAAGTGTGGTATAATACTTGTATAAAATGAAACAAAAGGAAAACACTATGATAACACTAAATGAAAAACAACAAGAATTCGTAAACGCTTGTACAAAGATGTTTCCGAAAAAAGATACTTTAGATAATGCAGAATTATTATCAGTATCTAAATCTCTCGGTATGAATTTCAAACCACAATGGTTAGTTAGGAATCCAGAGTTAAGAGTAGGCAGAGGAACTTATAAGATTCCTACGAATGGCGAAGTGCCAACTGCTACTCCAATTACAATGCCTAATGTCTTAAATGATAAGGCAACTGAAACACCAACAATACCAAAAGTTGAAGAGACTACTAAAGTTTCTGAAGCTGCGTATGTTGTTTCGTCTTTAGTTGATAACCTTGTTCCGAACAAAGACGCTACTTTCGTTCCTTTCGGAAATCATCCTGATGTTAGAAACATTGTTAAGTCAAAACAATTTTATCCAATATTCATAACCGGTCTATCTGGTAATGGTAAAACTTTTTCAGTTGTTCAAGCTGCCGCTGAGGCAAAGAGAGAACTGATAAGAGTAAACATTACAATTGAAACCGATGAAGATGATTTACTTGGAGGTTACAGATTAAGAGACGGTCAAACCGTTTGGCAGAATGGTCCTGTTATTGAGGCGATGGAGAGAGGTGCAATATTGCTCCTTGATGAAGTTGACCTTGCTTCTAACAAGATTATGTGTCTACAACCAATCCTTGAAGGTAACGGAGTTTATGTTAAGAAGATTAACAAATTCGTTAAACCAAGTGCTGGTTTCAATGTAGTCGCTACTGCTAATACTAAAGGTCAAGGAAGTGATGATGGTAAGTTTATCGGTACTAACATACTGAACGAAGCTTTCCTAGAAAGATTTCCAGTTACCTTTGAACAGCAGTATCCATCTGCTAAAACTGAACAAAAAATACTTAACAACACTCTTGCTCAATCAGGTAAGAAAGATGTTCAGTATGTTGAGAAGTTATCAACTTGGGCTGATGTAATCAGAAAGACCTACTTTGACGGTGGGGTTGATGAGATTATCAGTACAAGAAGATTAGTACACATTGTACAAGCTTATTCAATCTTTGGAAATAAGATGAAGGCGATTGAACTATGTACTAATAGATTTGATAACGATACAAAAGCTTCTTTTGTTGACTTGTACACGAAAGTGGATGCCGGTGCTACTGCCGAGAGTATTGCTCAAGAGCAGAAAGACACAGCATTAAAGGAACAAATGATGTCCAATGATAGTGAGGAAGATGACGAATCCGAAGAGGACTTCGTCTAATAAATCTATTCATAGTGTGGTCCTTGGGGAGAGGTGTAGTGGCCTCTCTCCATTTTTTACACTAGTAATTTGAATATAAATAGAAGGTACATTATGAAATACAATGAAGATAAAATTATAAAAGAAATTAAAACATATGTTGAAAGCACATATGGTGAACATTATAGTACAACCAAAGATGGTTTTCAAGTGCAAGATATGTTAAGACACTTGAATGTAGATAAAGATTTTTGCCAAGCAAATGCTATTAAGTATCTTTGCAGGTATGGTAAGAAAGCAGGAAGAAACAGAAAGGATTTGCTGAAAGCAATCCATTATGTTATATTATTAATGAGTAGTGAAGACAATACCTTGAAAGGAGGTAAATAAGTTTGAGTATACTTGTAACCGTTCGTAATGGTAACTTGGAACAAGCAATGAGAGTGCTTAAGAAAAAAGTTGCTAAAGAAGGACTAGTCAAGGAGATACGCCAAAGACAATATTACGAGAAACCTAGTGATAAAAGGATCCGTAAGAATAAAGAAATGGCTGCTGCCTGGAAGAAGAAACAAAAGAAATTAAAAGCACAAAGAGGCTTTTAGATGGAATTATCCTCCTCACCGATTGTGAGTGTATATATAATACTGATAGGCAATTCATAAGACCTATTAGAGGATATAGGGTGCCGTAATTACCCAATGTAGATAGAACATTAAATACGGTGTCGCTAGAGTAAGTTAGGTATTAAGTTACCTCTGGTTCTGCTCTCTAAATTCTGAACCTAAAGCGCTGATTGTTTTGGTGGTACACAATTAAAAGAAACCACCACTTAATTTATTTGAAAGACTTGACAAATGAGATATAATGATTATATAAATAACTATGAGAACGCCATAATGGGTTCTCTTAACATTAACTTTGCTTACTAATAAGGAGGTTCATAATGACCAATCACAGAGCAATTTCATTTTTTAACAATTTAAGACCTATGACCGTAGGGTTTGATGATGTATTTAATAGTTTTGAAACTATGTTAGATACTACAGACTTCGGTAATAGAGTCCCAAACTTTCCACCATATAATATCGTAAAGACTGGAGACTTTACTTACGATATTGAATTAGCATTAGCAGGATATTCTAAATCAGATGTTTCTGTTGATTATGCTGATAGTGTTTTATCTATCAAATCTTTACATAAAGAAGAGAGTGATAAAAAAGGACCTGAAGTTTTACACAAAGGTATTGCGAAAAGACATTTTAGTAGGTCTTTCACAATCGCTGATGATGTAGAAATCAAAGGTGCTGAACTCAAAGACGGACTTTTAAAAGTCAGTTTAGAGAAGATTGTTCCAGATAGTAAAAAACCTAGAACAATCAAAATTAAGTAAGTCGCAGAATTAGATTCGGATATTACTTAATAACATACACAAAGGAGAACGGTTTACATAGGCGATGGGAAGTGCGCCAGATAGAATTCAACCATCGCCTATTGACTTAATTGTTTAGTTATGTTATATTATAGAGAATTACAAAAGGAATAATATGAAAAATGAAATGAAGATACCAAAGGTCACTTTTAGAGTAAGAGAAGGTGACGAAGTAGAAACTGATGGCGGTTGTGCTATCGGTGGTCAATGGTTGAATAAGACAACAAACGATTATTTCAAAAATAAAAGAGTTGTATTATTCAGTCTACCTGGTGCATTTACACCGACTTGTTCAAGTCAGCAGTTGCCAGGGTTTGAAGAACTATATGATACTATCACAAAGTTTACAATAGATGAAGTTTATTGTATTTCAGTAAATGATAGTTTTGTAATGAATGCCTGGGCAGACCATATGGGCATTGAAAAAGTAAAATTCATTCCAGATGGTTCTGGAAACTTTACAAGATTTATGGGAATGCTAATTGGTAAGAACCATTTAGGTTTCGGTAATAGAAGTTGGAGATATATGGCAGTTATTAATAACGGCGTTGTTGAGAAATGGTTCCAAGAAGCAGGTATCAACAATGAAGGAAAAGATGACGACCCTTATGAAGAAACAACTCCAGAGAAGATGTTAGACTATTTACGACAAAGTGAATAGGCTATTGACAAAGACGATACTATGATATATAATGTTCTAATAATGACAAAGGAGAATATATGATGAACTTATCTAACGACACGCTTGCATTGCTTAAAAACTTTGCAAATATAAATCAGAATATTTTGATTAAACCTGGTAAGAAATTAAATACAATTTCTACTATGAAAAATATTCTAGCAACAGCAGATATTAAAGAAGACTTTGACCAGCAGTTTGCAATCTATGACTTACCAGAGTTTTTAAGAACGGTTGACTTATTTGAGACACCTAACTTAAAATTCAATGGTGGTTCTAGTGTAGGTATTTCTGGTAAAGACGGAAGGTCACAAAGTAAATATACTTTTGCTGATGAATCTGTTATCGTTGCACCCACCAAAACAATCTCTATGCCAGATACAGAAGTATCTTTC